CTTGGCCCGAATAATACCACCTGGACGAGATAACAACACATCATCTACATTAACCTGACCGTCCAATACAATGGTACGTTGGTTGTTTTGGAGATACATGTTGTCGAGAATATTGCGCCATAAGGTGGTCTTTTGCTCTTGAATCTGTTTGAGTCTATCATAGATTGATAGCCCAAACAGTTTATGAGACATAAGAATAGCAGTACTACTAATAAATGGATTCTCATCGATCGGTTCCTTATCAAGCAAAACTGTGGGGGTATCACCTCCAGCCACAGTTATCTTGTACAACTCAAGAATGCCTGAATCATCCATATCTAAATACATGCAGCACTCGCTGATTTCGATCAGACGAGCTGGAGAATTCTTTTCACTGGTGGACACATTTACAACTGTCTCACCTTGTACGGTAAATCTGTATGATCGGTTATCACTAAAATCTTCGTATGTAGGAAGATCTGCAACAAGACTCGCATCATACCCTCTTCTAATCAACTCACCCTCTGTAGTAAGGAACGTGTGAGCGCAAAATTGGGCCTCAGACAGATCCACAGAGTTATGCATACTACGTACGCGAAACTCTTCTGGAGGAACTGATTGTACGCATACCTTACTTTCATTAACAGTGCGAACAACCTTGATATTGTGAAAAGTAATACTGTCAATAATCTCAGTAGTCTTTTCAAATAATTCAACATCCTTGTTAGCCATCACCAACTGCAACTCTACATCCGTAAGGCCCGTATAAGCCTCCTTAAACCGTTGAACTTGTTTATCGTAGAAAATCTTGACAAACCCATTCTTCTGGAGTAAAGCGTCTTTTATAAATTGATGAATGATGACGAATCCATTGTTGTCTTTCATCAGTATGTCGTAGACATAATTACTTTCAAGTTCAGCCTGATCTTCATCACCCTCATAACAAGGGTCGAAAGTTACGACCTCATTATTCTGTGTGAAAGCCTTAACAATCTCAGGCAAAATCCACTCGACAGCATCAGCCACGTCTGTAGAAACTACCGCTGAACGACCGGCAACTTCTTTACCATCAGGTTGACCATGATACGCTGACAGTGCGGCACGACGATTGGAGTCAACAGGATCTCCGCTCCCTCCACCAACAGAAGAAGCCAACTCATCTGCTACAAACTTCAGAATATCTTCATCAGTCAATTTCATTTAGTAGCAACACCTTTAGCTGCCCCGGCGGCTGCCGCTCCTGCAGGTTTTTTGACAGCAGTCGGAGTAGCCGCGGGTGCAGGAGCGGCAGCCGTTTCTGTAGAGTTACTTGGCGGCACATAATTGTTACATGCCTCAGTAATGGCCTCCATTTCAGATTTGTTGATATAGTAACCAACATTGATAATACCTTTAAGTTTCTGCAACGCTTTGCTTGCTGGAGTCATTACGTAATCATCCTATCTGTCTGTGAGTAATTAATGTCTGAGGACCAAGCCTTAGACTGAATTAACTGTGAACCTTCACCAGCGCCGACCATCATGTACTGTTCAGCGTCTGAAACGTGTGAGTATCTGTTCTTATCCGGCTCATCTTTGAATCGAGCCATACCTGTAACAGCTACCCGCTTATACTTATATCCACCGGCTTTTGCTTTCCGTAGAATCTTCGCTTTGGGACCAATCAAATATCCTGGGTTACCTGCGAAATCCATACGAATCAGCGGAGCTGCCGTAGCCTCACGACGAATAACTGGGTCATTCGTATAAGTTGGCCATGCGGTAATGCCCTGAGCTGCTAGTATCTGGAACGGAGTAGTCTCATCAGTCTGAGCTCTCTGGTCACCAGATGGGTCACCGTAAATCTCTATCTTGCAGTCGCTGTACTCGTGGAGAATTTTTCTGTGCAACTCTTGGCCAAATCGTATGGCACCCATATCTTCGCACACCAACTCGTCCAGTATCAGCCAACGTCCTGCTTTGTTCCTTGTACCGAATACTGCCGCTGGGGTCAGACCAAAATCGATACCAATATAAAGAGTGTCCGTACGATCCCACACAATTTCTTCGGATGTGGCATGCACGTCATCCTTATACTCCGGATAAACAGGCTTACCATCTTGTACAAAACCGTATTTACCATGCACGTAAACGTTTATCCACTCTCTATCTTTGCCCTGTTGCATATTCTGGTAGTACCCTTCTGGCAGGTTATCGATATTTTCTGCCTCGGGTGAAGTACCCGATGGTTGCCTAAAAATCTCGTGATTATGAGGCAACGCTTCTTCAAATAACACATGCCACCAGTGATCGCTATCCGGAGGGTTGGTATCCATTATCAACCCATGCCAAGTAGGGCCACCCATTCGCTTCGATGGGTACCGACCCAAACGGCCTATACCCATATCTACGATCGCTTTAGGAATCTCTCTGGCTTCGTTTATCCACATGCCAGTCATCTCAAGCGACAGTAACTTCTTCACATCATCTGGACGATCAAGCGCACGAAACAAGAATTCTGCGTGCATTATCGTCCCATCTTCAAGCATCGTGTGCATCACAAACTTACTATTGAGTGCACTGTAGTGGCCGAGGGACTTTGGAATCCAATCAAAGAAGGTTTCCATCGTCGTATCGAGCAACTCTCGATAAGTGTTCCGTACCACTACCCATCTGGTATACCTGACACCGTCTACATGCGGTGCCTGGTTCTTACTAATTCTTATCATCTCCATTACGCACGCTACGGATTTTCCTGATCCGATGGGACCCATCAAGCCCCTTACAAATGCCCTCGACTTATGGAATTCCTTCATAGTCTTTGAGGCGACGTACGTAACTTCTTTTCCCATGGTCAATCAATCTTAATATTGAGTTTGACCAATTCAGCACCGTCTTCGGTCTTAACGTCGATACTGCGACGCTCAGCTTCCACATATTTGGCGATCTTCGAGTGACAGTCCATCTGAAGACGCAAATCCTCCCTAGCTTCAGGAGACCTAGCTATCTTCAAAATAGAAACGAGAGGGTGGTAACCCGGCTCGACTTCTTGAAGCATGTTGAGAATTCTTGACATCACGAAAACCTTAAATAAAGTTTCACCTTCATAACTACATTATACTGCATAGACATCGCAAAGTACACTATAGGTTGTAACTTTGTACAAAGATCTTAGTAACTATGTAGGGCCTTGGATTTGGGGCCAGGTTCTATTTATATCGTGCGCCCGCGCGCGTAGGAGAGGGTACATGGAACTTTGCACACCTGACCAGGCACACCACCTTTGCCCGATGCTTGAACGTGGGAGTGATTTGAAAAGTGACCCGAGTTGTACGCCCAACAGTGCTGACTCTGTCAAGCGCGAAGGGCCCCCTGCGTCGCCCTAAGGACTTCGCTGCGGCGGTGAATGATAATCATTATCATTATCACTATCATTATCGATCGTAACATTACGAAGATTTAATGTTCAAAACTATGTACTTCGCCACGATGCGCTCCGTGCGTTTATGGAGCGCACGACTCGGGGCCCATACATTGCATCGTGCCTCGCCACTTCGCGTCTCCAACGCATTGTTACAAAATCGTAATGTTTCTTTTGTGTACAATCATATGCCGTTATGGTAATCATAATGGCTAAATGATAATGATTATCATTCTCGAAACATTACGAAAAATTAATTTTACAAACACAATTTGTTGTGAGATGATTGCTTCAACGACGACATGTTGTTGTCGCATAACCCAAGAGGATTTACCCATGAGCACCAACGACACCCCCGCAAGCATCGCACACGACACCGCCTCCGTACTCGGCTGCCTCACGAAAGGCGCCAAGGTGGCCGACTGCGTGGAAAAAATCAACGAACTCCTAGTCCGCATGGCTACACTCGAGGCCCGCATGGACGAAGCGCCTAAGGCACCTGCACCAGGGACAGGGGTGCGGAATTACGGCCCTGCATCCCAGCGCAAGATGGAGGACTGGGACGCATGGCGCATCATGTACGGCGACCTCAAGGCTACCAAGGTCAAGGACATCGCGAAGCTCCTAGGCCTGAGCCATGGCCAGGTGTACAGCGTACGTGGAAATTACACCTTCACCCACGTGAAGCCTGAGTCCTTCAAGATCGAGCCACCTAAGGCCGAAGAAGCCCAGGTCGAGGAAGCCGCTAAGTAAGCGGCCGCCCATGGACGGGCGGTCTTCGTTATGTGCCTTCGTTGAGGGTCCATAACGAAGATCATTTTTTTCATTGCGAGGCCGGTCTCGAGGACCACACCTGCGCGAACGGTTTTTCGCAATGAATCCCATAAGGCACGATGTTCGGCGCGGTACCGTTGGGCGAAGTGCATCGAAAAGCATGGAAATTGTGTACATGGCACCATACGCTTCGCCCCACGGTTACACAACAATTTTATGCGTTCCCTAAATGTAATAATTTTGGGAGTACAAAAAACTTAATTAAAACAACAACTTAGACTATATACGACGCACCAAATTATTACTTTATGACATTATTACATTGTTTTTATAAACTTTGTTATATGTATGAACCAAACGCCTTCCAATGTTCCATTTTCCAATGATATTCTTATTACTTTTTAACTTTTAAAGCTATGTAATAATGTTATAAAATAATAATTTTTGAGTTCCTTTATTATCTAAGTTATTGTTTTTATTATGTTTTTATTGTTACCAAAATTATTACATTTTGAGTTTTAATAAGATCCAATAATTATAGTTGTGCATGTTAACTAGCAATGTTGCGACGTGCGTTGGGCTTAGTGCATTGTCATTAAAACCCTGTATGTAATCATTTATTCCACATTGACTACACAAATTATTACATTTGACAAAGTTAAAACCAAAATGTAATAATTTTGTGTTATACTTTGTTTGTCTTACAAAGATCTTGTGTACACTTTGTCATATACATAATAAGATATACCTATCAATTGGCAATATCGCCGTTGATCTTAAACCAAAAAACCATGAGGATATGAACCATGTCAAGCACAATGAGAACCCACCGTATGAACGCTACCGACAAACAACGCCACACCGATGATGGCGTGTCTTTGGCGACCAATGAAGTATACACATATAGCAGGGAAGAGGTGCGTAAAATAAATACCATCATGGAAGTGTTCGGTTGTGATGTGAACAAAGCTATTACTTTGATGCGTAAGGATTTCCAATTTGCAACCCCGAACGGGACTATAAAAACTTTACCTATGGACAGGTATGCTTTGAGGAGTAGGATTTCTTCGATCCAAAAGGTTAAGCTTGAGGATGAGATGTTAACGATCCTTGAACGTGAGGAAGTGTTGCAAGAAGAGCAACGTACGAAGGGAGTACTGTGATGAGAGAGATCACAGTGTCCAACTCAGAGGCGTATAAAATGCTTATGCTCATCTCTAAGCAGCTCAACGCATGGCGTAAGAGTTCAATGGAGATGCGTAAGGTCGAAGACATGCAAGGGCTCGCGGATGCGCTCGACACCTGTGTGAATCAAAGCATGGTGGAGTTGCAGTTCATATTGCCCCAGTTGGAGCAAAGTGCATTGTTATGGCTCGACAGTCTTCAAAGCGCAGGTAGGGAACATCGCGAAATAATGGCGATGCTTAAAGAGATTGACTACAAAGGGGAAAAACTATGAGCACAACCTACAAAGTTCAACTCACTGCACGTGTTAAGAAAGGGCAGCCCATCTTCGGATGGGCCACAGTCTTACTAACACAAGACTACGAAGCGGCGATGCGCAAGGTGCGTCGTGTAACGGCCACAGGAAAAGCATGTAGGTTTGTTAAGGTCAATGACCTAGGCGAAGAGACATCATTCGAAGTAGGAGCAAAGTCATGAAATATTTCACAGAGGAATACCTCATCAATAATAACCTGCCCGATGGGGTTCCTGTTGAGTTGATAGTACCCAATCACTACGTGCGTCGTAAGGCGGACGCGAAGAAAACGTATCGATTGGTTGGATGGGATCCGAGTGAACGAAAATACGAACTTTGGGATACTGATGACATAAGCCGAAGCTTGTATGTTAAGAAGGGAACTAAACTATTTTTGAAATTTGACTATTGAGGCGTCATTATGGAGTGGGGAATTAAGAATCAAAGGTTCAACCGTCTTCCTCGTAAGTGGAAGGTAATGATAGATACGATCCATGGTCCAACAGTGCTGGCGGGTGGATTGGATCCAAGTGAAGCAGAGGATCTGTTGGATTATTACCGCCCAACGTATTCAACCCAATTGTGGCTCGAGATAGAGGAGCTCTAAATGAGTTATCGTATCATGGTGTGCGTAGATGACGAAATATTTTGTATGGGTACGTCCTGTGAATATAGTGTAGAGCACGATGTAGCTCGCGCAAAGGCCTTTTATCCACATGGGGACGTGTGGACAATTCCTTGCAAATAAGGGCGTAGAGAGATCTTATGTACTCTTTAATAGAGTATTGGTATGATGGTTCTATATTGCGTGAAGCAATAAAAATGGCTTTATTAACTCAAACTGTGCAGGTACCCAGCGATGCAAATAACCCGTAGAAGCCCTTTCTCAGGAAAGATCAACACCCTCGATATCAATGTTACACAAGCACAACTCGACCGTTGGGAGGCCGGAGAGTTGATCCAAAACGCAATGCCAAATGTAAGCCCGGAACATCGTGAGTTCATCATGACAGGTATTTCACCAACTGAATGGGAAGACACCTTTGGAGGTGCCAAATGAGAATCGATATAGATAAATTAAAGAATGCTGGGTACGTAGTACGTGTCGATGAGTTTGCAGGGTACATTGACATTGAGTGCATATACCCAAATGAGCGCCTGTACATGGATGCTTGCAAACTTCTGGAAAATCACAACATTCCATCAAAGGCTATCGAGCCAGCCGTTGAGGCTATGATGGACGAAATGGAGACTACATTGCTTGTACAGGCGATGAGGGAGGCCTCCGTTAAGGGAGGCCTCCGTTAAGGGAGGTAGTAGATAGTAAATCCCTCAATTACTTGAGGGATTTAATTTAGCTAAGATTTCTAAGCTCTTACAAAGATCTTAAGAATCTCCGTGTTAATCGTTGTTCAAACGCAGTAAAATGTAATTTCAAAATTGAGCATTCCGCTCTAAACCCGGGCATAGTGCCCACAACCAACTGGAGAAAAGCCATGGCCAAAGCCAAGAAAAATCAAGCTGTTGAAGATCAAGTTGAAGGCACTGAAGGCGTTGCTGGTGATGAGATCACCGATGCTGACGTGACCACCGAAGCTGTACCACCTGTTGTTGCCCGCCTGTGTAAAGGCACTATGCCTTCACCTCTGGTGTGGTTCATCAAGTATCACGAGTCCAAAGAAAACAAGTCCGAAGTTGCCAAGAAGTATTTCACTACCCCCGGCAAGATCGCCGATATCCAAGGTGATGCCAACCAGAAGTACATCGTTGAAGGCATGAAATGGTCCAAAGAAGAGCTGGATGCAGCTCGTGCCAAAGTGAACGAGAACTTCGTTCGTGGCCAAGCTGAAGAAGCTGCCAAGCCTGGTTCTGTAACCAAGCGTGGTCTGGCCACCACCCAAGCCGGTGACGAAGCCTACTCTCTGGCTGTGCTTGACCAGATCGAAGCGATGATGGCCGGCGAAGGTGTAAACGGCGTGTCCTTGGAAGAGGCTCGTGGCACCTACAACGCGGCCAATCCTCGTGCACCTCGTGCGAAGAAAGCCGGTGATGAAGGCGTTGATGGTACCGATGAAGCCTCTGATGACGTAGTCGGTGATGACAGTGATCTCGACGGTCTGCTTGACGACTGAGAATCACGCTCCTCAAGGATGAGGAGCAGTTAGAAAAAAGGGCCAAGTGACCTCATGCGCTTGGCCCTTTTTTATAACTAAATTTTAACCCTTGTATGTACATACGAGTTAAACTATGTTATAATG